GTTTAAAGCACTATCATGAGTTTTATCTCATAGCCTTTAGAGCATTAACTACCCACCAGTCGTTGATGCCATGATCATCACCAGCTGTATAGCTCTTAAAGGATTGCGCTAACTCATTAGATTCATAGACCGAGGCCAGATTGTCAAAGAATCCTGGGATATCCAGACCTAATCGATATTTATCCCCTTTCACGCAAAATTCCAGAAACTGCTCCTTCATGGGGTGCCATTTCACGTTCTCTAGAATACTTAATTCTCGTAGAACAACCATTTCAGGTGACCACAAATCTGGGTCGTAAAATCGTTCCTGGCCCATCAACTTACCTAGAGCCCTGTAAGTTGAATAGACGCCTCGACATTTGCCTTCGATTCGATATGCGGTGGAATACCATCTGCGAAGGTAGGTGCATTCTTCCTTGGATACACTTTGTTTGCTCTCGTTCATTTCTAGTCCCTTTGATGTGTAGACATCGAGAACATGATCGAGATCAATGCCTGGATAGCTTAGCAAACCATCATCACCAAGACACATGGAATGCGGATTGAGTTTAGCTCCGGAAGTTATCGCCGCTTCTAACTGCAAGCACTTATGGGACAACGTCTCATCAGCGTTCGTTCCTCCTGAACCAGAAGCCATACCGTGCGACCCAAACCTTAAGCTTCCCAATTCGTATGCAAGTGGAATCTCATACTTAATCGGAAATACCTCATCGAACCAATAATGATACACTTCATCACGCGTAAACAACTTACCAAGGATAGCTTTCGCGCATTCTTGCATGGGTTTGCCAAAATGTTGGTCGAATTTGGTGAAGTCAGTACAAATAATTACATCATCTTTACCCTTCTCGTCAAACAATAATGTAATCTCCTCATCGACAAAATCATTCCCATTCCAGGCTGGTACTAGATTAGTTGTCTGACAAGCCGCTATCAACGGCTGATAGATACGGTGTTCCTGAATGTTAGCTGCCATTGGAAACATCCAAATAACGCGCTGTTTAACATCAGAATCATCCGGACCGCCTTCTTGTCCTCTCCAACCAAGGATAGCACACATATTATATGTTCTATCACGTAGCTGTTGCGACATATCAGCATACACAAACGCTGGCATCGTCTTGCTGATCACGTTTCTACGCTTGGTGAAGAATGGACTTCCGCTACTCGTTGACTTCTTCATATCTAGCCAAGTAGCTTCGGTCTGCTTTGCCTTAAGACCGCCAATCTTAGGCTCCCATAGTTTGAGAAGCGCATCGATCGCTTCGGGATTTATGGGCTTCGACTCTCGGTGAATAGAGTCATAATAGGCTTCAATATCATCCATCCTCTCTTTAAGAGGCTTCATGATACTGAGAGGTCCGACCTTTCCGCGCAGGTCGTTCTCAAATGCTAAAAGGCCTTCCATTCCAGCTAAACCTGGTTCCAAAACCTTTTGCCACCGATCAAGTATCTTCGCTCGGTCTTCGCCATTGTAAAATGGTGTACGTACATCTACATCCGTACCTTTTACAACTCTGCCAAAGTACGCTCGCAAAGATTTGTCTGCTTTAGAATCAAAACATGATTCAAAATCGAAATCCTTATTCTCATTCCTCGACATAAGAACTTCCTCCTTATAGATTAAGA